GTGAAATCAAATATTGTATTTCATCTTCATAAGTTTCAAATTTTTGAGGATGATGTTTAAGAACAAGACATTGAATATCTAATTGGGAAAGATATCCTTGCTTCATCAATTCATCTGTCTTTGTAACTTTATAAGAAGGTCCAAATAGACCCTCTAAAACCCATTTATGAGTCTGGGTTCCATCTAGAGTCCCTGTAAATCCAAACCGATATTTTGCGTGATGGAGTTTTGTCATAATGTCTATAAGAGATTTACTCTTAAACAAATGTGCTTCATCTCCAACAACAACATCATAATCTTCAAAGAATGAACGCTCTAATTTATAAATAGATTGCCAAGTTGTAATTGTTACACAATATTCATTGGTTTTCTCTCTTCCCGAATATATTCGATGGCAATATGACTCAACATCCCATCCATAATCTTGGAAATCCTTGTACATCTGCTCTACAAGAGATGTCGTTGGAACAACTAAAAGAATTTTTTTACCTTTATCCACATAGTACCGCACGAGGGCGTAAATCATCAAACTTTTTCCTGACGCAGTGGGACTTATCAGCAACTTTCGATTATGCCGTAGGGCATCATATACTCCCTCTATTTGATAGTCCCGAGGAGTATGAGAGCAAATAGAACTCATATAATCTTTTACGCCTTCAAATGAGATTGTTTCGTCAATTTCAAATGGTTTTCCGTAAAATTTATTTTCTTTAAATTCGTAAGTGTAATTGTGGAGAGTTAATTTATCAATAACTTTGTCCAGTAACCCAACATATATTTCTCCTGTGTGGGTACTTAATAAACGAATTTTTCCATCCCAATGGCGGCTTCTGTATTGGGACATAAATTTTGCAGACTCTACTTCAAATGTAAAGTATTCTTGAAGTTCGTATAGAATATGTGTTTCGCAATGAAGTTTTAAAAATACTTCATTTTTCTTTTCAATAATTACGTCACTCATAGCATTAATATTGCTATGAGTATTTATTTACCCTAGTCCAGCGTTAAATCTCATAAATTCTATAGAATTTTTAATTTGATAAGTTCTATTTTGAATCATTTTTAAAATACTTTCAATATAGACTAACATTGTGTCATAATAATCTATTTTCAAACAAATAGTAGAAAGTTTTTCATCAGCGTCTAGATACTTTTGCATAGTATCTTTGTCCCTAATTTTTTTGGGGAATGGCGTTTCCACATAAACATCGGGATCTGCTTTCCCCGAATAATACTCATATCTTTCGTGGCGAATATTTCTTTTTTGTTGTTCCGCTTTTTTTCTTAAAAGAAATATTGTATTATAAAGTTCAAAATATTTTGCATGAAGAACTGGAATATTTAACGATTCATTATGCAAATTGTCTGGATCTATTTTTGAATCTTTTTCCCACATTTCTTGAATTTTATCAAGATCAATACTCATAGAGGATTCCCGTTTAAATCAGTTATATTGTAAATAGTATACTTGAAACTAACATCAGCTGTAAAGTATTGAATGTCCGTATCTGTCGCATCAAAATTTAAAGTTGTTAGACTATATGGCCAAAGATCACTAAATTTTATCTTAAAGTTTGGTTTAAAAGAACTTCCTAGAACAGTAAGAGTGCCATCCGAGTAAATATTCATCTCATTTTTTGATGAAGTACTTGGAGTTTTACTATTTTTTTGTAGGTCAAAAATTTCGCTTAAACTTTCTGGATATCCTAACCCTCTGATCCAATTTTGAATTTCCATATAATTTTCAAGATTTTCATCAACTAAAAATCTTAGTGTAAAATCATCAAATTGAATTTTATCACCAGGAGTATCAATGTCTTTAAGATAAGTAGGTTGAACTGCAACACCTAAATTTAATCCCGGAATGTTTGCAGAGTTACTAAAAAAAGAAACTTTAGGTGCTCTATTTAAAAAAAACTCAAATCCAGATGGTGATAAGAAATTTCTATTTTGAATTTGGTTATTAGTAATATTTGATATTGCCATCTTTTTTTAATTATTTAGATAAAAAAAGGACCCCTTTGGGGGTCCTTTCAGTAAAGTTGTGAATGAATCACATAAGGTTCTTAACAGCAACACGTCTGTAATAACGGTTTGTATTAACCGCAAGACGACCAAGACCTTGATCGGTTCCCTCAGCGAATGGGTTAGCAACCATTCCATAACGGGTCTTAAATCCGATTTTTGGCTGGAAGCTGTTCTCACCAACGGCACGTACCATTTGGAGAGGAACATATGGGCAATAGAAGAGTCCAGCGTCATAAGGTGAAGAACCCTTATAACCAGCAACGTAGTACTGATTTCCTGGAGTTGTATTGCTTGATGTCAGGTTAGCAGCATATGGGTCGATATAGACGCGGAACTTGCCCATTAGAGTACCAGCAAAAGTGTTGCCGGTATCATCTACCTGGAGGTTAGCGTTAAGTGCAGGGGTGTAGTCAAGAACGCCAGCCATAGTGAGAGCGGAAGCAACGTCTGCAGAGCAGAGGATGATGTTGCCCTTTCCACGACGAGTTCTCTGAGCGATTGCGTTAGCATCACGCTCAATCTGGAACAGAAGACCCTTGAACTTCTCAACTGACCAACGACCATTTGAGTCGATGTCAAGGTCAAAGATACCAGGAGTTGCAACGTTCTGAACTGCACCCTGCTCAGCAACCTTATAGATGGTTCTGATGACTTCGCGGTTGATTTCAGCAAGAATTTCAGTTGACAGAATGTTTGCCAACTCAGCTTCTGCATTCAGACCATGAATTGCCTTGAGGTCCTGAGCAAGCTCAAGTGAGTACTCGGCTTTCAGAGCACGGGTCTTAGCAGTAACGGTGACTTTCTCAATTGAGAATGCCATCTCGTTGAACTGATGACCAGATGTACCAAGATTCTCAGAATCTCCGGTATTCATACCTTGTCCAACATCATATGCAGTGTTATCTGCACCTGATGTTGGGTTTAGAACTGATGGGTTAGTTCCTGACTGCGAAGTAGTACCAATACCAGTAGCAGTGCTACCAAATCCAGCAAGAGCAAAGGAAGAATCCTGACCAGAGAATGCAGAATCTACTTCATTGTAGAAGGTTTCAGTTCCACTCTGATTATTATAGCGGGAACGCATTGCAAAGATAAGTCCAGTAGGACCACTCATTGGTTGAACGCCTGCAACGTCATAGGCGATCAGGTTAGGCATCGAACGACGGATCAGTGAGATCAGTACGGGATCGAAACCTGCAGTAGGACCAGCGGCAGCAGCACTACCACTGAAACCACCTGAACCACCAACAGCGTTTCCTGAGTTGGTTGGTGACTCCATGAGGGTGTTCATGGAACCGTGTTCGAAAGCAGATTGCTCTCTTAAAAATCTTTCTTGGTTTTCGAGCAGGACAGCGGTTACAGCTCTACGATGAGAATCTTTGATTGAATCAAGACCCTGATAGTCTAAGAGTGGTGCCCACTTTTCCTGCAGATGTTCTGATTGAAACATTTGCGTGTACCTTTTTTGAAGTGTGTTTTTTGGTTTGAATTATGTTAAATTCAATTATTTGCGGAATGCTGAAAGAGTCTTCAGATAAGTAGCCATTGTACCAGAAACATATTCTGGAGTAGCTTCTAGACCTTCAGACAAAGTTTCAGTTCTTGCAGATGGAGATACTACTCTTGAAGGAAAATATGCTTCCTTCAAAGTCTCCAGTTTTTCACGATATTCTTCTTCACTTTCAAACTCAACACTTTCGGCAAGTGAAGCGAGCTTGTCTTTCTGAGTATCTGCAAGACCCTCAGTGACTTGTTCAAAGATTCCATCAGCAACCGACTCTGCGAGACGCTTGTTGAGTGAAACGTTTTTCTCAATCTGCTCGTTGAGTTTTGTCTCCATTTCATCAAGTTTTTCTACCATGCTCTCAAGCACATCATATTTATCTTCAGGGATTGATACATAATGTTCTTCAAAAAGACCCTTCATTCCTTGGAGGAATGATTCGGTCATTTCGGTCTTAAGACCATTCTCAATAACAAGTGCATTTTCTTGAATCCACTCGTCACAAACATACTCAAGGTATGCGTCTACACGCTCAGAGAGGGATTCTTTAATCTCTTCAATTTCTTCAGCGAGAGCAACTGAATACTGTTCTTCAAGAGATTCTTGAATTTGAGAAACTTTTGAGCGAAGAGCAGCTTCAAAGATGGTGCGTGCTTTCTCTTGGAATTCCTCAGAAAGTTCTTCACCTTCGAGAAGAGCATTTACATCTTCATCGATGCTAAACTCTTCGTCCATTTCTTCCTCATCATCTTCTTCATCTTCTTCTTCTTTCTTACCTTTTTTCTTGCCTTCCTCTTCTTCGTCTTCCTCGTCTTCGTCTTCTTCTTTGTGACTTGATTCTACAATCTCTTCTTCTTCTTCGATGAGGTCTTCATCTTCGAGTTCTTCTTCTTCCTTAACGCCCTTCATTGCATCAGCTGGCTTAGCACCTTTATTTACGACATCCTTAACTTGCTTAAGGGTCGCACCAGGTGTTTTGAGTTTTGCTGAATCATCATCAGACTTATAGTTTTCTGGTGTTGGACCACCAAGATCCTCCCAACTACCAGTTTGTCCTGGCGTTGCACCAGAAAGATGTGGCATTGCATCCGCTGCTTTAGCATTAGCATTAACAGCGGTTCTGGATTGCTTTGTGCCTATTTCCATTTCTTGTAAATCTCCACGAGACATTTGAACTCTCCGTTTAACCTTACGTTATAAACTATATTTATTTATAATTTAATAAATTACAATGAGTTTAAAAACTCATTGAATAAACTTAATTTATAGTCTTCCAGTATTCTTTGGTCAACCAAAGTATTTATTGTTCTTTTTGTATTCTCTGCAACCTTTTCTCTGAGCATTCCGCCATCCCAAATCCATTCCTTACCTTCCATAATTCCTTGAACAAAGGCATCGGGCGCAGAAGGATCAGCAACAATATCAGCAGCTGTTGCGAGCATAAAGTCTTCACCGACTTCAGTGTATCCTTCGTTATTTGGTTTTACTGAACCAATACCACGAGAAGAAACGCCAAGAGTAACTCCTTCCTTAAGAAGTGACTCTGCAATCTTACCCATTGGTGTAGAAAGAATTTGCGCCTTTCCAATGAAATTGTTTCCTTCACGATGAAGTGAAACAATCTTATGAGAAACGCGATCCAGATTTACTGTAGGACCATCTGGATGTCCAAGTTCTCCGAGAGCGCGACCTTTGTTTACATACTGTTCGGTGTAACGCTTTACCTCCCTTTCCATAACAGGTAAACGATACATTCTACCATTTCTGTTTACAACTTCAGTTTGTAGGAAAGGACCTTGAATGTAAAGAGTCTTCTTACCATTGATAGTTTCGGTAAGAACTTCTACTGATTCAATTTCTTCAGTGATCAGTTTCATTTTAGGCGTCTCCTGAGATTTGAACTTGTTGGTAATAAACTGCTCCAGATCCTGCACCATATGCAGAAACTTTATTTGATAATGTAACAGATGCATCTGTAGAAGAAAATGCAGTCAAAATTCCACTTGAATTATAATTAACTGTCATTCTTGTTTGGTGATATCCATTCACTGTAGTAGAAGTATCAACGGATAGAACTTGTTGATGAGTAAAATTATAATATGATTGTCCGTTTGCTGTCAGAGAAACATAATCACCAACACCAAATGGAACTTGAGTTCCTTCTGGAACTGAAACAATCGTTGTGGATCCTGTCGTCACTCCGACAACTCGATTTGATGCTTTTGTTAAAGCGATCGTAACTGTTCCATTTGTTGGAACATAATAATCAGAATTTGTTGCTGAGGGAGTTGATCCAACTGCAATATGAGCAGCGCCGCCTGCAGCAACTACTCTCAAAACACTTGATTGAACTGAAAATGCGGATGATGTGGATGCAGTCCCTGCAGTAAATGCAAATGATGATCCAGCTCCAACTGGTCTGTGAGCCATTATTTTTTATAGTACACTTTTAGTTATTTATTATTTGACAAAATTACCTCTGTTCAATCCAGTTTAATACTGCAAGTGCTTTTTTGTTTGTGTTTGGAGATGCACAAGCAAGTGTAAAAGTATCACTGATCGTTCCAATACCAGATCTTGAAAGTTGTAAGTCTGCTAGTCTATCAACTTCAATCAAAGTAGAACCACCTGAAACTATAAAACCAGAAAGAATATCTCTACCATTAGAAAGAGCAGTTGCAGAAATATCATACTGAACAAATGAATCTACATCTGCGTGATTTGTCCAGTTTGCGCCAGTTAATGTTGCATTCTGCAAAAGTTTCCAATAAACATTTGTATTATCATTAGTTACTGCTTGTAGAGACCGTAAAAGCATTACTGAATTTAAAGCAGTTGATTTAAGACGCAAACTTACAATGGGATAAAACACATTATCCGTAATCATTGTGGTTCCAGTAATACCATTAGACTGACTCAAAAGAGTTCCAAGTTTATCTACATTACCATCTTGGATAAGAGAATTGGAACCCTGGTACATATAGTGAGTTCCTGCAACACCAGTTACATTCTCAATCTCAAGACGAATAGGAAGGAAAGGAGTAGAACACCAAACTTTATCAAGATTATTTGAGTTATAAAAAGTATGACTTTTAACAGTTTCACCTGACATTAACCAAGCAAAATCTACGGTTCCTGCACCATACCACTCATAACTAATAGAAATCATCTGTTGTTTTGTTGGGTCTGCGGTTACACCAGTCCAACCATTACCATCAAACTTTTCACCATTCCAGTCATTTCTACCAACTCTTATTTCTGTAGTAATGCCAGATGTGCTGGTACGAATTACATAAGAATATGTTCCGCCGTCATCCTCAAAGTAAGCACCATTATTATCATCAAATAGACCAAATCTTCTACGAATACCAACTTGTGGAGTATCAAGGCGAATTGCGAACGCAAGTGTTGCAGGTCTGCCGGGAATGTATCTCATCACATTCTTGGTTTGCCTGATGACTTTACTTCCAGTAGTAACACCTACTTGCATAGTTACATTACTAGAATATTGATTCCAAGTTGCGGTTGCAATTCCAACTAATCTCTCATCCCAAACATCAGTCTCTTTACCATACTGAAAAGTATTAAAGAAAACTGTTTGGAAAGGTGCAGTCTTGAGTCTATTGTTATTAGAAAACTGAGGTCTCCAGTCTGTCTGGTTTCCCCAGTGATCTGCGATATTAAAAACTTCAAATAAAGATCTTTCTTGATTTAAAAAGTCTTGTTCGTTCTTGTTCCACTGAGCCATTAATCAATCCATTCCAATTTTGATGGGTGATATCTTTGTGCGTTTTTGATGTTTAAATTCTTTTCTGTAACTGGATAAATCTGGTGAACAACTGCTCCAGGATAATTGGATTGTAGTTGCTCACCAAGATCTCTTGCTGATGGAATTCCAGTTTTAGTGACTAATTCTAAACGATATAAACTTCCTTGCCACATTACATCGGCAACATATTCTTCCCCGACTTGTTGTGGTTGTTCTGCTTGTGAGTTAATGTAAAGATTTCCTGTGAAATCGCCAGCAATATTAACCGATTCTGAGATAAATTGCTTGAAAGATTTCATATCATTCCTCTTCGGTTTCTCCATTAAACATTGAATTTGCTACTGCAGGACGAAATTCATCGATTTTTTCTGCAGATTTGGAGAACAGTAATTCTTTAATTTTATCACTAATCTGAGAAGGAGATTCGTCAGATGCAATCATATCCAGTAAGTCATCCATAGTTTTAATCCAATTTAATAATCTTCTTTATTTATTAAATTTCTCCGCCTTTAGGCATTTCTATTTGCTTTCCACTTGCTTGAGTCGCAGAACTTTGTGCATCAAGATTTGGTTCCATTACTGGTTGACCGAGATCCATTCCTGCGGTGCTTTGATCCATTCCTGGTTGTATTGGCATTCCTGTTGTCGGATCTACCATTGCATTTGGATCGGGAATAATACCATCTTCAATTTCCTTCTTCATAATCTTATCTTGCTCAATAATTTCTTCATCAGTTTGGCGAAGAATCTTTCTTCTGAGATAATCTTGAGAAAAATATTTACCTACATAAGGTTCTGCAATTTGAACCATATTCAATCTTTCATTAAGAAGTTCTGCATCCTTAAGTTCTGCAAAATGATTATCATAAAGGAAGTCATATTGAATATGCTCTTCCATAATATCCCAATCTTCTGGGGTGATAATATTTTTAAGAATCAATTGAGTTTTCAACATATCGTGGAACAAGTATGAAAATCTTTTTCTCAGACGTGCTACAAATTTACTAAATTTAACCTCATCACGAAGAATTTCTGAAGAGCGACCTAGATTGAAACCACCTTCACCACCAATTCTTGTTGTTGGGACATTTAGAGATCTATAAAGTTTTTCCTGGAAATAATTAATATCTGTAATTTCTCCAAGGTTTTGACCACCAGGAAGTGTTGAAATTTCTGTTCCTCTACCACCCTCTCTTCTTGGTAGCCAAAAGTCTTCCAACATTGCCATAAATTTTTTATCATCACGAATTTCTCCAGTATTGGCATCGTATACAAGTTTATTGCGATAACGCATCATAACATCACGAAGATACTGTTCTGCTTTTACTTTAGGTAGATTACCAACATCAATATAAAAAATTCTACGTTCTGGAGCACGAGACAATCTGTAAATAACAAGAGAATCTTCAATCATTCTTAATTGATTGAGTGATTTAATTGCTTTGTGTAAATAGGAAAGGGTTGATCCTTTATTTCTATCAACAAGTCCCGAAGTGCAATATGTAATGGAGTCTTTAGACATTTTGATTCCAGCAGTTCCTCCAAGGGAAGAAGGATTGCTTGCTGGATATGTCATTTTTGGATTATAAACAAAATATTCTTCTATTTCGGGAAATTCAAAATCCATTGGATTGTCTGAGTTAATATTAGACAATCTATACTTATCTTTATCACTTTTCTTTTGATGTCTCACATAACGCATTTTCATTGGATCAATATAACGAAGTTCTTGAATGCCTGCGTGTGGATTCTTAAAATCAATTACTTTATGATAATATAATCTTCCGTCAACATACCAATTTCTATAAATTTCGTGAGATTTTTTATCAAAATCTAAAAGTGAAAGAATGTACTTAAACTCTTGTCTGATTTTCTTTTTAATTCCATCACTAGCATTCAAGTTTGAAAGTTCAATTTCTATTGGCGTGTCATTTGTATCTGATACAATTGCTTCATTTACAATGTCTTCAATTGCACTATCACACTCTGGGTGAAGTGCCATTTCACGATATCTTTTGATTAAATCAAATTCTGTTCGATATACACCTTCAATATCTACATACGAACCAAAAAAACCACTGCTCAGGTAATGATCAGTACCATCCTCATTGTTTGGAGGAACTGGACTGACCACCCCAGGAGACAGTGGTTCTTTATCTTCAATAGAAAATCCAAATAATTTTGCCATTATAAATTTACTCGTTTTTGATATTTCTACTATTTATTAGGATATAATTTCCCCAGTAGCATCATTAGAGTTATCAGATCCTTCACCTGCTGTCCAGTATTGAACTTGAAATTCTACAGTGTAGTCTTCAATTGCATCTGAACTATCATAAGAAAGGTCAATAGCAGAAACGCTTGTTGGAAAAATGTCATAAAATTTATATGATCTTAGAGGAGTTATTCCAGCACCATTAGCAGTAGATGAATTGGTGGTTGAATTAACTGTTCCAGCACCTCTTCCAAGTTGATAAACATAAGCATCTTTCATATAAGAACTTGGATTTGTTGCTCCAGTGTTATTATCAAGTTTGCTAATCAAATTCATCCACTTTTCAAAAGCAGTTCTGAGTTTAAAATATTCATCATTAATAACTGTCACTGTCCAAACATCAAATGTTCTATCGCCAGCAACTTTAAGAATTCTTCCTCTAAATGGCACATCGATTGGCGCAACATTAGAAGCTGGAAGTTGAGCTGCTTTGCATAAAAACTTAAATGTTTGTGATTCTTGTCCATTTCCAGATCCCCAGGTTATTCCTGTAGGGAATGCTGGAATCTCAACTTCAAATAAATTAGGTCTTGCGCCACCACCTGCAAGTCTTTCTTTAAATCCAGTGATCGTTCTGAGTGTTGACATTTTTAAAACCTCCGTTTGTTAGTAATTAATAAAATAATCAAACTCTACCAACTACTTCTTCAAAAGAAACACCTGTTCTGGTAGCAACAAATGTTAAGGTAACATAATTGATTGATCTTGTGGGTTTCAAGAAGATGTCAGCTCTAAATTCATTATTATCAATTACGTCTGGTGTATTGTTTGTATCGTCACAAACAACCAAGAAGTCATAAACACCACCCTTCGCTTGAACATCTCTTAGGTATGGCTCTACAATATTTACAAAGTTTGCTCTTGTAGTCTGACTGTTCAACTCAAACAATTGAGATTCGGCAGATCTCTGTAGGGATTGTTCAACAGTTAAGAACAATCTACGTACATTGATTCTGTCAAATGCAGATGCATATGATAATGCCGTCTTGTCTCCGAAGAGTAGAATTCCAGTTCCGGGTTGATTAATTACTGAATTTACTCTTGCTTTATAAAGAAGATCTCTTTGATCCTTAGATGGATTATATGCAAGTTTAATTGCATTATTTAGAACTCCTCTTTGTTGTCCCGCTGGAGAGAACCAAGGATAACCAGTTATGTTAGTTCTCGCCATTAGACCAGCAATATCCGCATTACAAGGAATAAATCTGAATAGATTATTAAATCTATCATATGTGTACTTATAACCACTGTCAAAGAGAGCATATGATGAAGATGATAGTGGGGTGAAGAAATCAATTACATTATTTGTTTGGGTTGTTGTGTTTGTTAAATTGACAACAGATCCTCTGTATGGAGAAATGACAGCAATGCAATCTTTGCGATTTTCAGCTATTGAAATTAACTTATTAGCTTTAGCTTGAGAATCTTCTTTAGTTTCAAGTCCAGGTCCACAAATCAGGTAATCAACTCCAATCTCATCAGAATTTGAGAAAAGATCATATGCAGTATTTAATGCACCTAAAGTTGCCTTTGCACCATTTCCTGCATAATCTTGTCCAGATGATAAAGTAAAGGAAACGTTACCAATTGCATTAAATGTAACACCTTGTGCATCTTGATTCCATCCACCACTAGCAACACTAATTGGAGTAAATGAAGCTGAAGCAGTTCCTGAATATGTCGTAAATCCAGTAGCAACAGGAACAACGTTATTTAACGTATCTGCCGATGTGTAATAATTAGTTCCAGAATAAACATAATTTGAGAAATTTGCTAAGTAATTTCTGTACCAAGTTTTCTGCGGAGAATTGACTCCAGATACTGAATCTGTGGCTTTAGAAACCGATACGTGCTTCTCAAGAATATTTCCTTGAACTCCAGTTAGTGATCCAGTATCATCAATAACAACAATGTTTAAAGCATCATTCTTTGCGCTTCTTGTTGCAGAGTATTGATTTGTTACTGGTTTAGATGCAATAGATTTCCAATATAAAGTGGAGTTTGTCAATCCAAGAGTTTGTTGATCATACCAATCTAATACTGAGGCAGCAAGTGCTGAACCAGTGTTGATTCCAGAATTATTTACAAATCGGACTGAATCATTTAGTTGAAACTGTGAAATTCTATTACCCTGTGCATAATTTACTGCAGTCTCAGTCCCTCCAATTGTTACCAATCTAGAAAATGTTACTGCAGCTCCTGCAGTAATTTCTGTACTAATAGTGCTTGCCAGGGAAACTGATGTTGCGCCAATAGACGAAATTGTTAAATTATTGAGTCCGGGAGCTGTTAAAGTATCTAGTGTAGACAATCCAGAAGTGTTACCTACGAAAACGATATCAGTTCCAACTCCTGCTGTTAATGATGCTGAGGATGTTAGGGTTGTATTATATTGTGTAGATGCGGAAGAAACTCTGGATACAATCTTTACGTCGATTGTGCTATTTCCGTTAGTAGAATCTGTAGAAATACCGGTTATGATTCCTTTAAGATATCCAGAAAATAGTGAAGTTTGCCCAACTCCTGCCACAGCAACATTGCTTAGTGCAACAGTGACGCCAAATCCAATTCTTGCTCCTACATTCGCTAGATTAGTGGTTGTAATTCCGATGATTTGGTCTGCCTTATCATCAATCACGCAAACTTTTAATCCATTAGCCCAAGTTCCTGGTGTTTTAGCAGCAAAATGATAACTTCCAGTTTCTTGGTTGTTGTAATCATCAAAATTTTTGATGTCTACTGTTGCAGTTGTATTGTACCCAACTCTAGCATTCTTTAGGTTATTATCATCAACTCTTACAACTTTGAGAATACCACCATATGATAGGAATGATGAAGCACTCATCCAATATTCATATTGAGCATCTGTTGATAATGGTTTGCCAAAAGTATTAATTAACTCTTGTTCCGTTGTGATATCAATAGGTTCTTCTACGGGTCCAATTGAGAATGGTCCAGCAATAGCACCAATGTTATCAATAACATTTTCAGCTCTTCCTACTGTTAAATCAACTTCTCTGACGAGTACGCCTGGAGATAATTGAGGAGTCGCCATGTTTTTCTCCGTTAAATCTCAGTTTATCTAAAAAATATTTATTAAAAAAATACTTTTCATACGGGAAACTAGACGTGAAACTATTTACCAGTCAGGATATTCCCACCTATCAAAAACTTTAGAAATAATTTTATTACAAACTACTCTTTTTATAGTGCATTCTTTGCATTCATATGAAAAAGAGGATGCAACAGGACCTCTATCTTTACGGGTCCTATAAAATCCATCTATTAAATTTTTTTCTTCACCACAGACTCGACATTTCCTATCATTAAGTAATAAATGACCTAACCTAATTTGTTTATCAAGATCCATTACATATATTCCCACATATACGCACGATCACCATATTCATCAACGTACCAACGATCACCATCTACATCAACAAAACTGTTACTATCTAATCCATCCGAAATAAAACCAAATGGAGACATATCTTGTTCTATCTGGTTTTTTTGTTCTTCATATAGACGTTTTCTTACATCTTGATCGGTTAGTTCTTTAAAGTAATCTTGAGCAACTAACCAAGCATATATTACAAGACACATTGCCAAATCATCATTGCATCCTTCTTCTGCTTCAAATGAATTATGTTTTTGAATGAAAGTTGTTAATTCGCTGATGATTTCATAATCATTTAAAAATAATTTATTCTCCTCAATCATTGTTTTCAGATTAAGACATCCAACTTTTTTAACAGTTTTGGACATCTTAACTCCAAGTTGTGTCTTTTTTCCTGAAAATCCTTGTCCCACAATTTGACCTGCTCTTCCTCTCATTGAGCACATAAGAAGATTTTTATATTCCAAGTCATATTGGAGAATGCTCGCTACTTGATCGCCAACGTCATTTACTTCACACAATATGTAAGCATCATTATAACTTTTCCCCACCTCATCAATAATACTTGGAAATAGCATTGGTTTAATTTCATTATTTCTATACTTTGCAACTACCTTATGAGGAAATTCGGTAATATCAACAACAGTAAATGCAGAATAATCATTTCCTACACCTCTAGCAACGTCCACAGTAATCAAATAGTCGTGATTCTTAACTGGGTCTTGATAAACGTCTAAACCCGCGCTACGGGTCTTTGGGGCATCGTATACAAGTGATCTAAGTTTACTTGGTGCAATTAAAGTATCAACAGATCCAAGAAATTCGCACTCAAATTCAACTTTAAATTGCTGTTCGGATGTATTTGCTATAGTTTGCTTTTTCCATTCCTCATCTCTTCCAGGAACTTCGCTCCAATGAACATCTGTAAATACATATTCATTTTTACCTTTTTCAGCATCGTGCCACATTCGGTAAAAATGATTCATACCGTGTGGCG